GTCTCCGTAGGGCGCTTATAAATACGCTATACGGGGGGCTTTCCGGGCTTTTATGGTATAATACCCTCATGTGTGCGCTTCCCTTCCGTTTATGTTACTTATGTTCTATTGTGTAACATTGAGCGCCTACCTTCCCGCCTTGCTCCTTAATCCGCATACCGTCAAGCCTTACGCCTGATCGTCCCGCCCTTTTCTCTCCGTCTATGTTACGTTTTCCCCTTGTGTATCTTCGTAGACAGAAAGACGTTTATTTATAGCGGAAACGCCGCATAGCTTGGTCTATTGTCGTCTGCTCTATCCCGATGTAACGAAGCGTCTTGCTTTCGTCGTGATGATTGAAGATCCGCATAAGTAATACAACGTCTTTCGTCTGCATATAAAAGTGATAACCGAAAGTCTTTCTCATGGTATGTGTTCCCAGATTATCAAGCCCGAACGCTTCCCCCGCTTCCCTTATGATCCTGTATGCCTGTTGTCTGGATAGCGCCGCGTTCTTTACCCGTCCGCTCGGAACGATATACTCATAATCCGCCTTACCCATGCAATACGTTTCCAGTACGTAGTATAGTTCCTTATTCACCGGGAAGATCTTTTCTTTTCCTGTTTTCTTTTCCCTGATCTTTATCTTGTCTTTATACTTCACGTCCCGGACTTGTAGGCGCAATATGTCCGATATACGAAGCCCGCTATATATTCCCACCATATACATGATGTAATACTTTTCGCTCCGTTCCTTCAGCCAGTCGCCTATATCTTTTACCCTTGCCGCGTCCCTGATCGGCTCCACAAAATTCATAATCCTTTTACCTCTCTTTTCCTGAATTACCCCCAGACGCGCCCACAAGCCCCGTATAGCCCGTTTGTTATATTCCTGCGTTATGTATAAGACTTGAATAATAAACGGGCTTGTACGCGTTCCTGCGCGCTCTCTGCGCCTGTTCAAATGCCTTGCGTTGCTTCTTAAACTCTTTTATATCGGCGGACTCTTTCACCTTCGTTATGTTTCCGTGTTCGTCGAATTGCGCCCGGCTTCCTTTTGCCGTGTGTTCCCTGTTGTGGCAATCCTGACATAAACACTCTAAATTATCGAAGTTGTAAGTTATTGCCGGATCCATGATGTTTTGCGGCGTTATGTAAGTCTTATGGTGGCAGATCTTACCCGGCGCCCCGCAACGCTCACACATATAATTTTTACTTGCCATGTATGCGGCGCTTACCTTCTGCCACTTTGCCCCCTTGTAAAACCATGCGGCATAATCCTTCATACGCTCACCCCCTTTATGCTCCCCGGTTCACCTTCAGCGTGATACACTTTAACAGACTGTCGATCGTCCTTTTTAACGCCTGATCGTCCGCGTGATCCGCATAATACCACAACGTAAGAATGAACCCGCTAACCGTTTTTACAAGCGGCTCCGTCGCCTGTTGCGCCGCCGTCATTCCTGTTGATACTTCGATATAATCCGGGATCGCGTCTATAAGGCTCTGTATAAGTACGTCGTTAGATCCTTCGTCTGGATCCACGCGCAAGATATTTAATCCTTCCTGTAATGTCATGTCCTCAATTCCTTTCTTAAATAGCAGGAGCGCGGGGCTTCCATGTAAGCGCCCGCGCCCCCTCAATCATCATCAGTATTTAGGAGAACCTATATAAAACTTACGCGGTCGCCTTATCCAGAAGGACGAACGCTTCCGTAACGATTGGCTTGCAATCTGCGATTGCCATAGCGCGGTAATCAATCAAGCCCTTGCGGAAACTGCTTTCGCGGCTTGTCTCGATTGAAATTCCTTCAGGCATATTGTAGCCCATATACTGCGCATAGTTGCCGAGGATTGCGGCGTTATCCGGCATATTGTCATCAATGACAACATCGAAGCCGAGGACCTTTCCGACGGTCTCCGCCTTCGGATCCGCAATAAAGATCGGTCTCTTATTCTGGTCGGTCATACCATAAAAGACGTTGTAAAGTGTTGCGTTGTTCATGCACCACTTCGCGCCGTTGGAATAACCACGCTTCAGGAGCGCCACGGTCTCCACTACATTTGCATAGGTGAAGGATCCGCTGGCGGCGATCTGTACGTTGTTCTTTCCTGCCCCGGTCTTTACCCATGTGATACCAGACAGAAGCCCGGTTCCCTGATCGGATCCAGTACCGTTAATAAGCGCGTCCGCGATTGTCTCCATAACGCAAGCGGTCAACTCCTGTACAAGATAACTCTCGAAGGCATTGATTGACATTGTGCGGACTTTCGCACTAATTGAAAATACCTTCATGATCTCGTAGCCGTCGAAGGTAACGGAAGCAATAGAAACCTTCTCGCTATCTACCGCCGCGCCCTCTGTATGCCATGCGGCTTTATCCTTTGGAGTTGCCACGGGAACGGCAATCTTTGAAGGAAGGGAGAAACTACGACACTCCGCGATCAAGCCGCCCATTGTGCGGGCTTTGCTGATGATCTCGTTAAGTGTCTGTGTGGGAAGGATTGCGGGAACGTCGCCGGATCCAGTAGGAAGATCGGTCCTCTTTTCCGCTATCTGCATACCCTTGTCAAAAGCCGCCTTTTCAACTTCGTTCATCTGATGCCCTAAAAGGCTCTTGAAAAACGCGCTCCTGTATTCCTTTGTATCGAAAACGTCGTCCCCGAAAGTCTTTTCGTCGGGCTTTCCGGCGTTCATGCCTGTAAGCACGTTAAATCCGCGTGTTTCCGCGCCCTGTACGTCCTTGTCGGCGTTGTTTGCCTTCGCTTCCTTGATACCCCTTAACTCAATGTTAAGGCTCTCAACGTCGGCGTTAGCGTCTGTCTCGATCACGTGTGCGATCTCCTGCGCCCTCTTTTCCAGAGCGGCGTTATTGAAGTCCTTATAATAGTTAAAGGCTTCTGCAACTGTCTTAAATTTCATTTTTACACCTCTACTTTCAAAATCTGGTTAATCAGGATCTTTGCTTTGTCCTTCGCGTCCTTGCGCTTTACGCTCTCCATAAAGGCGGATCGTGCTTCTACGCTTGTCGTAGGATATGCCGGGAACGGCACAACGCTACACTCATAAACCTTCTGGATCCGCGTTATTGTGCGCGTGTTCGTGTCCGCGTCGTAACTGTCACCGCCGGGCGGGACGGTAAACATAAAACTCATGCCCGTAAGATCTCCGCGCTTTACGGCTTCGTAAATCGAGCGGGCTTCTTCCGTGTTTGGCAATGCCGCCGTAAAATCAAGTCCTGCCGGGCTTAATGTTAGTTGCATTGTCCGGGGTGTTCTCGCAAGCGGTACTTTGTTCAGATCGTGATTGTAAAATAAATGCACGTCTGACAGATCCGCGCCGTCAAGCGCTCCCCTTTTAATGATTTCCGTGTAGGATCCTGCCGGATCGTTTATCGTAGCGGGAACGTCGTACACGATCGGACGTCCCACTAAAGAAAGGCTTTCCGCCCCTGCCAGGGCTTCCGCTCTTATCTCCGTTATACGTTTTTCTTTCATCATTTACCCCCTGCCGATTTTGCGGCTTTTTCTGCTGCTTCGAGCGCCCATGTTTCCACCTGTTGATCTACCTGTGCAATATGCGGATATGCCTTTACGCGCCCGCCGTTCCTTGAAACGTGCCCGTGTTCGAGAAGGTGTGTTAATTGAGCCTTGCGCCTGTTGTTTACTACAAAAACGTCATGCGTTCCGCCTATGTTTTCGCCCTGTGTGGTCGTAACCGTCCACCCCTTCGTATAATCCCCGGTCTTTTCCTTGTAGGATCCGCCCTTTTTGAGTTCACGCGTTGCCTTCTGCGCTACTCCCTTCAGGTTTACATCAAGATCCGCCTTCACGTTTTCTATATAGTCCGTTATGGCGTCCTGAATAGCGTTTCCCAGATCTTCCGGCTTTACTGTACTGTTTGACATTTTAGCCCCTTTCCGGCGGTACGCTCCGCGATATGATTACATCTTCCAAAAACTCGCTATACTTGAAGCCGTAAGCGCTCTTGTTGCCCTGTTTGTCCTTCAGGACGAATAAAGCCGCCCTCGCGCTATCCATGACGCTTACGCGCTCGATCGTCTTTCCTGTCATTTCCTGAAGTTGGCTCCGTGTTATCGGTTCAAATAATATTTCCTCTTTACTCACCGTTTCCGCCCTCGTCCACGCTTACGCCCGCCTTTGCCGCCTGATACTCCGCCGCTTGGCTTGCGTCTATTACGTTAAGCGTCTGTAATCTCCTGTCGCCGTCCTGAATAGCCGGAAGGTTAAGGATCTCCAACGCCTGATTTATGCTCAATAAACCGTATGGCATAAGTTCCTTTATGAGATTTACTTTTGTTTGGTTGCTTGTAAACTGAAGGCGTCCGCTTTCAAACATGATCGAATTGCCAAAAGCCTGTTCACGGTCGTTAAAGATCTTATTTGTAAATTCAAGCCCTAAAGCAAGCGCTATCGGCTCGATCGTGCTTTCATAGAACGCCGCAAACTGATCTTCTGTGTAACTACTGTTTACGATCGGCTCCGTTACTCCCAGATAGTTGTATATACGGTTCTTAATTTCCTTCGTCTGGTCTGCGTCCAGTATGACGGGCTTGCTCTCGATCGGCGTATAATCCATTTTCTGATCCGTCGCCACTACGCCGCCGTCGTTGTTGATCTGTAAATAATCCGTGATAAAGGCTTCTTTTTCCGCCTTCAGTTTTTCAGGCGACATTATTTGTGTAAACTTCAAAATACCGCGGATATTTGCCCCCGCCTTGATCCCGCTTATAACGCCTTCGTTCTGTGTGTGTGCAAGTTCAAGCGCCGGGCTTAATGCGTCGTTACCGTCTCCCAGAAAATCATCATCATTAAAAAATCTGCGTAAATGTACCACGTCCGCATATCGAAGCGTATAGATCGCCCCGCTCCTAAAGGTGAAACGGCAATATATGCCCCCCGTAGGATCGGACAATATATCGACGTGGCGGGCGCTGATCGGATAGATCCCCGCGATCCTTCCCCGGTCGTCCCTCTCGATATATGCAAAACTGTTGTTATATAAATATAAATGTGTCACGATCTTATAAAGGCAATCGTAAGCGTTCATGTACGGGTTGGGCTTCACCTGAAGGATCCGATTGATCCGGCAATCACCTTCCACCCTTTCATGATCCGCGTACTTTACTACGTGGCTTCCTTTCAGTTTCCCGGCGTTCCTTGCGATTGCGTCCACCGCTTCCCTGTATATATCGTTTGCGTATGCGTAGCCGGAATACGACGAAAAGCCGCCCGCCTGTTCATTTACCAGACGCGCCGCCGTTACCTCTACCCGTTCTTTCCTGAAAAGCCTGTCTATGATCCCCATGCTTTCACCCCGTTTATGATACATAATGATTTTTATGTTTACTCTTTTTACATAATAATATAGGTTTACATTGTAAATGTCAATTACTTTTTATACATTGTAACCCGTATTAAAGGGTACAAAATAAGGATCCGCCCGGAAGCCGTCGCCCTTGCTTCCGTCGATCCTGTCCCTGATCCTTGATACATATATTATTTTTGAAAAAACCTTGACTTTGAGAAAGCCCCCTGATAGACCGGTTGAGGGAGTAGGGAAAACGGCTTCGGGGCGCACTTTCCCTATTGCATAGAGAAAATGCGTCTCCCGGAAGGATAATAGATAGACCGTATATCGGTCGTTAGGGTATCCGTCCCGATCACCTGACCCGTTAGCAACTGCTTTAAGTTCGTGACGCTTAAAGACTGGTTCCGGCTCACTTTCTACACGCGGCTCGTCGCCCCACGTGCGCACCCTTTCGGGCGTTCTGTGTAGCATCCGGCTTTTAATACCATTAAAACCCGACGTTTGCCCACCTATCGTCTATCTTAACCAATGTACCGCCGTAGCGGGTTAGGCTTGTTGAGGTGTTCGACACTTTACCCCTGACGTTATCCTCTCCGGGTGATCTTTGGTCGGATCGGAGCCGGGCGTATTCATTGAATGGGCTACGCCACACCACCATTTTTTATACTGGTATCGTCCTTCCAGATAGCGCGCCGCGTCGAATAGTATGTCCCACACGGTCGCCCTCTCCGCTTTCCCTACGAAGCCGGGACGGGTGTTTTACTCGCACCCGTTCGAGATTACTTCAGCACAATATATAGTGTCTTTGGCGTAATTATGTAACAAGATAGGGACTTCGTAAAGGATCCGGCGGCGCGTTCTATAAAAACTTATAGAAAAATAAGAAAAGACCGAAAAGCCTTGTATTTACTGGCTTTAACGGTCTTTTTTTAGTCTCTCTATTGTACCCTTTAATACGGGGTAATTGTACCCTTTAATACGGGTAACGCAAGGTTTACATTGTAATCCTATATTACTATTGTTACTCCTATTACTTTGCGCCCCTTGCTATATTCTTCATAATCTGATATGAAACCCTTATTTTTGAAACTGTATAATATATCCTGCGTCTTTTTTCTTGCGTTATCCCTGATCTTCCGGCTTAACTCCTTGTCGCCGTATAGTTCGTTATATATGCCGTCGTAGGCTATATTATTGCTTCTTCTGGATCCGGGTTGTTTCATCCAGACTATTTGTTCTAAAAGATAGTTTATTAAAATATCGTCGTTGTCGTTTGCCCTCTGTACCGTGTCGTTAATGTTCAATAGTTCGATCGGAAGCGTTGTTATTTGCTTCACGTCCTTTGCGTACTGATATAACAAGATCGGATCTTCGTTTCGTGTTTCCAGAAACCTAAACGCCCACACTTCCACGCCGCCCGCTATAACTTGTATTTCGTCGATCGGTAAAAGCGCCCTTGTCCTGCGAAACTTATTTCGGCTTGTATCAATCCCCGGATAACTCATTTTCATGTGTTCCGCATAATCTATCGTTATCCTTATCATGCTCATTTTTTGCAATGATCGGCGCGTTGCTTCCGTTGTCGTTTTATATACCTTCCGGGCGTCTGTAATCCCTTTTCGCGCCCTGTAAACCATATCCGCCGTTATAAATTCGTTCCCGGCTTCGTAAAGATCGTGCGCGGCCTTCAGGTTCAAAAGGTCTATTGTTGTCAGTTCGTCCCCGTAAATCTCTATCCCCTTCAGTTTTGACAATCCAAAAATAACGGAAGTCTGTTTCTTCGCTTTTGCGTGGCTTACAATTACGTTTTGCTTTGTCTCGATCTCTAAAAGCGGCTTTATTTGCCTTTTTAATTCCTTGTCTAACTTCGTTGTATTGAGATACGTGTCTTTCGGCTTATGCGGACGTAAAACAAACTTTAATTGCCCGTTTTCTTCAATGATAAAATCCGCCCGCTTCATACTCTCGAAGTATTCTTCGTAAAGCGGTACAATCTCGAAAATAGAAAGATCCTCTAAAAATTCCTTCTGGATCCGTTGCAGGTCGCCGCTCTCGAAGGCGTCCCGGATCCGCTTTGTATATGCTTCCGGGATTTCGTCGCCCTCTACTAAACTCCGTATATCGTCGTATGAAATAGCCTGTAAAAACTCCCTCACCTTCTGGGGATCGTTAAGCGCCGCTATTGTAGCCTTGTGCCTTTTCTCATACTCCGAATATTGTTGTAGTAGATTGTGGGCTATTTCCTGCGTCTTTTTTATGGCGTCTTTCGTGTATTCATTTATTGTGGCGGACGTGCTTTCTAACGTCTCGCGTAATTTGGTAAAATCAAAATCGACGCTCATAGATTGCCTTACCTTTCAACTTTGCCCTTTATATAATCCTTTATGATCCTTTCTTCGATGTAGTACGGGCGTCCGATCCGCTTTGCCTTCAGTTCCCCGCGCCTTATGAATTGCCGGACGGTTTGCGGCGTTACCTTCAGGACTTCCGCCGTTTCCTGTACGTCATACATCTTGATATTGTCAAATTCTATCATGTGCGCCCCCTTACTTACGCTTCATTAAGTCGGTTTTATCGCTTAAAAAGCCTTCGAGCGCTTCGTTGATCGCGTCTTTTAGGCTTAACCGCTCCGTGTAGGCGTAATCCTTTAGTTGATCCAGTAGATCGCGGCGCACGATAAAGGTTGCGCGGGTGTAATCCTCTGTTAATCCTTCCTGAACGCTTACCCCTCTCACAGGATCCGGGTTGCGTGGGCGTCCTTTTCCCGCCTTTTCCTTTTCAGGTTCCTTTATCGGCTCCGCTTCACTCTCTTTATTCATGTTAAAAAGCGGATTGTTTCCTAATCTGCTCATGCTTTTCTCCCTTCCTTTGCCATGATCTCGTTTACAAGCGCCTTGTATTGCTTTGCGCCTTTACTGGATGGCTTATACTGGAAAATGTCTTGATTGTGGCTCGGTGCTTCCGCAAGGGCTACGTTATTGCTTATCTTGGTATTAAAAACCGTGTCCGGGAAGGCTTCTTCTACGGCTTTTAACACTTCCTGATCTAATAATTTTCTTTCATCGTAGAACGTAGCCACTACGCCGCCGATCACTATTTCCGGGTTAATCCGCTTTCTGATCGTCTGGATCGTGTCAATAAGTTGCGCCATGCCGTTCAATGCGAGATACTGCGTTTGTATAGGGATTATAACTTCCGTACACGCCGCAAGCCCCATGATCGTTAATATATTTAGGGACGGCGGGCAATCCATAAGAATATAATCGAATTTCCCGCGTTCTGGATCTATTTCGTTGAGCGCGTTTTTTAATATCATGTCGCGCCCTGGCTCGTTTACAAGTTCGATCTCCGCTCCGCTTAATCTTATGTCCGTAGCAAGCAAACAATAGGGCTTCGGCGCGTCGTTTACCGTTATAGCGTCGTTAATGTCCGCCTTGCCCTTCAGGACTTCGTATAGCGTCGGTTCGCTTTCCTTAATCTGGATCGCGCCCATGCTGATACTTAAAGACGCTTGCGGATCCAGATCTACTAAAAGCACCTTACGTCCGGCGTTAGCAAGTCCCGCCCCCACGTTCATACACGTTGTGGTTTTTGCTACGCCGCCCTTCTGGTTGACAAAAGCAATAATCCTCGTTTTCATGTTCCCCGCCTTTCTTGTGGTTTGATCTCTTATATTCTTAATGGCTCATGTAATACTTTTCGGCTTCCTTCGCGTTCATCCTATCCAGAACGCCGGACGCCTTACCGATAACCGCGCCCCGGATCTTCTGCGCAGCTTCCGCTTGTTCGTCGTCGTCGCTCTCGCATAATTCGTCTATTATCTTCTGCACATATCCCTTGAAAATAGAATTAAACGCGGTGCTATCGAATAATCTATAAAAGTCCCCTTCGTCACACTCCGCCAGAAAATCAAAGATCCTGCAATCCTTGTCCGCCTGCTCCTGCGTTATCTTTCCTTCTTTGGCGGCTTTGCGGTAACTGTCCGCCGTAAGTTTGTAGCCGTTCATTCTATCCCCTTTCCGGGCGTGTCTGTACGCCGCAAAACGCTTTTTGTTGTCGTGTCCTGAATAGCGCCGATATTTATTGCAATCAATTTCATAAACCGCTTACGATATGCGTAGAACGTGGAGCGCCCGCAATATGTATCGCCCATGCGTTCCCATGCCGTATCTGTTTCTATGCTATCTATGATCTTTTTTGTGATAACCTCTCTTACTTCCGGGGACGACGTACCAATATTTACGTTATTGATCGCTTCGCTGATCGCATACGCCGCCATTTTGTCGAATTTCGAGCCTTTCCCGGCGCTGATCCGCGCAAGGCGCTTCGGGTTTGACTTGATTAGCGCCCTTACAAGTTCCTTGTACCACGGATCCTCTGTTATTCTGTTACCCATTTCCCCGCCTTTCCGTAAACAATAATAATATATGTTTATGTTATTGTAAACATGAAAATACTATATTACTCTGTTTACTTTGTAAACTGTTTTCATACCTTCTAAAATAGCGTATTTCCGCCGTTTTCGGCTCCTGCTTCTTTTCTTTCCGCTCCCCGCAATCGCAACGCTCCCCCGGATCCAGATTAGCCCCGCAACACGGGCATACATTGAAATATCTACCCATTTTTGCACCTGTTAAAAGCCCCGATCTGAATTTTCTTTCTTAAAAGGGCTTTCCCTTTCTTTATAAGTTCCTCAACCTTTCCCACGTCCTGCGTTTCGATATAAATTGCGGTCTTTCCGTCCTCATACGCCCACGTTTCCACCGCTTCCGGCTCTCTTGTGGTTCCTACGCATATCATGAAGGAAGGATCCTCGATCTTCTCCGGGCGCTTTGGCGGTCTTTCCGTCTGGTCTCTCATTTCCTCGATCTGGCTTTCCTCTATTGCCGTCTTTACCTCGAACGGCTCACCCCTTCCGGGCTTTTCCTTGTAGGATCCGTTTTTATATGCTCTTGCTCCCAGAACGAAGCCGTAAACATACGCCGCCTTAAAAGCCGTTGACGGTTCCTTGATGTAAATGTCGTGAAGGTCTAACAGTTCCCCTATATTCAGGTCGTAGCGTTTCGGGATCCTGTCGATCTCCTTTCCTATCACTTCGAGCATATTTCTTTTCATGGTTTGATCTCCTTTCCTGATTGCGTGGTTTTTATGTTTACATTTATTACTATGTAAACATGATAATACTTGTAAACATAAAAATCAATATTTTTTTACAAAAAAATAACGGGCGACTTATGCCGCCCGCCGGGATCTGTTCTTTAATCTGGATCTTCCCCGTAAGGAAGGATCCTTCTTTCGTCCGGTACGTCTCCGTGTGGACACTCTCTAACCGTTACGTGCATATCGCCCCGGTAATCGTCCTGCGTGTCTACGCGCTCCACCTGATACCATTCCCCTTTATACTTGATAATGCTATCAATCTCGATCTTCGCGTTGTAATTGAAAACAAAATCGCGTTCTATGCTTTCGTCCACGATCCGCGCTTCAAACTTCTTGCTCTCACTCACAAGGCGCGTATAGCACCACATAGGCGCGGGCGTTATCGGTCTCCACCATATCCGTTCGTTATCGTCCTCTAATACCTCGTAAACGATCGCCTTTTTGTCCTTCAGATACGCCTTTTCTCTTGCAAACATAATTAAAGCCCCCTTTCTACAATGCTTCCTTGTATTCGTTGAAATGTTCATATAGTCCCACGTATGCGTCCAGTAGGCTTGCAAGCCCATCTATTCTGTGTTTCGGGTTTTGCGCCTTGATCGGTACAATGTTACCGTTACGATCTTCCTGTATGCCCGTGTTCGTCATGCACCATTTAAGCAAACTGCTATTGTTATAATTTATCTTCTTTGCCTGAAGATCCGCCCCCAACATCTGCATAGGTAACGAAAGAGTTTTCGCGCCCTGTATGCACCTAACCATATTAAAGCCGTTATCTTCCATTTCCTGAACCCAATACTTCGCGCTATAACTGTCGTAATAGATCCACGCGGGCGTTATTTCGTAGGTGTTCACCATTTCCAGAAACCACGCCGTAACGTCGCTATAATTGATCGTGTTACCTTCGCATAGTCTCAACATACCCGCTTCTAACCATTTATCATACGGGATCTTTTCATCATGTACGCGTTGCTCAAAGTTCGCGGACGGAAGCCAGTACATTTGTAATACATAGCGCTTTTCGTTCTTATCCATGAGTAAAAGCGTCGCGCACGTTAGATCGGTCGTTATGGATAGATCCGCGCCGCCGATCGCATAATATCCCCGGAAGGATCCTATATCGAAAGTTTCTTCGTTGTTTATGTCGTCGTAGGTTAGCCATGCCGTCGATACGGTCTCGATCACGTTAAAATCTTTCACAAGTACACCGTGAAGGTCTCGCGGGCTATTCGTCGCCCTTTCCACCTTTGCCATGAGGTCGTCAAGTTTCTTTATGCTATTTAATCCGGGGTTAGCCTTCTCCCATGCCATAGGATCCACCCACTCTTTTTTACTATCCAGTTCGTAAAGGATCGGAAGGAAGGTCGGATCCTGTATGTCCCCGTCGCATACCTGACACGCATAGCGGTACATATCATCAAAGATACATTCCCGGACGGTTCCGGCGGTCGTTATCATAATCAGGAGCGGGGATCTTCGCGCCGATTGCGATTGCTTCATAACCTCGTATAAATTGCGGTCGCGGATCCCGTGTAGTTCGTCCATGATAACAAGGTGACTGTTGAGACCGTCGAGCGTGTCCGAATTTTTCCCCAATGCCTGAAACTTCGAGAATGTAAGCGAAAAATATAGATCGCTCTTGCGCTTCTTTACGGTCTGCAGTAGTTCCGGGCTTTGTTGTACCATGTGGCACGTTTCATCAAAGATAATCTTTGCCTGATCGCGCTTCGTCGCCACGCTATACACTTCCGCCCCTGGCTCCTTATCCCCTATGAGCATATAAAGGGCAATCCCTGACAAAAGCGTACTTTTCCCGTTCTTACGGGCAACATAGAAAAGCGTTTCCCGGTACTTCCTGAAGCCTGTTTCCTTATCCACGAAGCCAAAAAGCGCGGATATAAAAGCCTTCTGGAATAGTTCAAGTTTAACGGGCTTTCCCGCCCACTCTCCTTTACTGTGTTTACAAAATCTCTCGATAAACTCAATAGGGCGCTCCGCCTTGCGTTCGTCGAATATATAGCCACCTGAAGGGTTGTCTATATCGTTCTGGAGCCGTTCGTATTGCTTACGGACGCGGCGCGATACTATACACTTCCCTTTCTCGATCGCCCTCACATATTGCGTAATATAATTCATGTTCTTTAATCCTCTTTCAGAAAATCATAGATCGCGTTGCTTCCGGCGGTCTCCGCGCTCTTTGGCAATAGATCCGCAAGTTGTTTATACAGTTGTGAAAAGCGTTGTATAGTCTGGTTATAGGACTTCAGCGCAGGGCTTTCCCTTAAAAAGTCCTGCTTTCCCTGTTGGAAATGCTCAACGGCTCCGTTATCCTTGATCTGTCTTTTCAGTTCCGTTAATGTCTGATCCATGAAAATCAGTTCCGTTATGATCTTTTCCCCTATGTAGCGCTTTTCCTGCGGGATCTTCTCTAAAATCTCCTCAAGTTGCGCCACGCGCTTCCTTCGTGCCATGATCCGCCCTCTATCTCTTTCTATCTCTTTTTATGTTTACATAGTAATACGGGGTTACTCTGGTTACATGATAACCCCCTTCTTTTGATTTTCCCCCGGAGAGGTTTTCTAAACCCCA